ACAATAGTGTAATTTCTGCTTAACGGTAGACCAGCTGTCAACAAATCGATATACATACCAGCGGAATCAACCGACAGCATAGTGGAATTTGTTACATCATCAAATGGTACAACTACAACCCCCGTCTCTATATCTTTAATTCGATAATACGCTTTATCAACGACTGTGGTCTCTAATTTCCGTGGAATTTTGTATGTCTTTGCCTTTAATTGCGCATTAATGTCTTCTATGAAAATGCGAATCTTCGCGCCGGAATATTGTTTATATTCTGGTTGTACATTCAATGCAGAAAATACGAGATCTCTATTAACAAAATTATCAGACCCAACTTCAAATTTCTTAATAGTAATCGAGCTCGTTAAATATCCAATTGTCCTATCGACAGAAGACCATATCTCCGTTAAAGTTAGATCATCTCTGTTCTTCATAGTTTTAAAGAATGTGCTATTAAATCTGTCAAGTGCGAACGAAGCAGAATACACTCCAGGCATGCCCGCGCTGGTTGCCGACCCTGTGTGTTGAGAGCCCGTTATATAAATCGAGGTAGCAGTCTTGCCAGACCCGCTAATCAATGTCAGCAATATGCAATTTTGTCCTTTTAATTCAGTATTAGATGAACCAGACCTAATATTCTTTGCCGTGCCGCCAAGGGTATTTTTCAAAAACAAACTAGCAGAATCATTGAACACAAAACTTCTATGACTGTCTTTTATTACATCGTTCCACGTAACAAGAATTCGAGGAGCCAATATTTTGTTTCTAACATGACGTGACGCGAACCTCTTGGCAAATCTTGTTTTTGAATCTGTCTCATAAGACCCGCTAAAAGAAATTCTAAAACCACAATTTGTTAGATTGTTGGCCAACGAAGAAGAAACAACATTTGTTACATCAAGAGATATCTTCCCTGGCCCGTCGGCGAAATATTGAGATGCACCAAAATCAACTATAGAAGAGCCAAGAGTACCTGTCGTAATATAATCAATCCCAGAGCCACCCATAGGTCCGGCCTTCCCTGACCCCGATGTATTCCAAAGTACGGGTGTACCAGTAGAAGAATAAGACGCAGTCAAAAAATTGGCTGCGTCAACATCAAGAAAACGATTAACATCTCGCCCTGAACCCTCATCAAATATTTGAGCAAGCGGGTGCGCTACAACCCAGAAGTTTCTAGGAACGGGAGCACCTGTCTCTACTTCCGTTAATTCAAGCGTAGCTTTAAAGCTTGAGTGTGTAAAGTCCAGCGAAGAGCTTGCAAGGATTGATAATGTGTCGTAATTAAATTTTACCAGTAAACGAGAAAGCTCATTAACAGATGACGTAATTCGAGTTGACCCAGAAGTATATACTGATTCATTATAAAGCTTAAATAGATCCAGCGTTCCAGCTCGACCGACATTTGTGTCTTCAGCTCTAAAACTATTATCAATAATCTTGTCAGTTATGTATGTATCAGCACTAGCAGTTAAGATATAAAACATATTAAAATCACCTTACTGAAATCTTGATATCGTTATCAGGATATCTCAATTCAAAAATCGAACCGTCTGGACCAATCACCATCTGCTGGAATGTGTTTGCGTCAACGTTAAACGACACATCGCTATATGCTCTGTCCTCTACTGTTCCTGTAACGTTCGTTACTTTAAGATCAACTAACGAAATTACACCTTGGGTATTTAGCACGACATTGGTGATGTCTGATAACGCCACCGGCATATCAATCTGGAAATTTTTTGTATCTAAAGTTTTCACTAATGCCTTAATACATGTCTGAGCAACTTGTGTTTTATTTGCAGATGGATGAGCAACTATCTCTAAACTTATTGCAAAATTAACGATTCGGGCATCTAAAATATCAAATGCATCACTCACGGCTCGGAATTCATTCAGATATTTTCGAAGATTCTTTTTCAAAGTATCGGGTGTCATGTTTAGCTTCTTATCTTTGTCTCGAGATACAACAAAAATCTGTGACGCCAATGAATTAATGGGGTTCGGTCGGATCCCCACACGATACACTCTTCCAAACTTATTGGGCAAAGTGTATATTCTTGATATCAAATCTTCCTTTGTAATAATTCTGTTCTGTGCCTGTCTCGATGCGGGAATCTGTGTACGTAACTCCTCAAGCGTAGGAGCATTATCTGCTCCCGATGCGGGATCATTATTCAATACGTCAATAGACGAACGCACTCCTGCAGCTCCAGACGCTGAGGCCCTACTATCGAACGTTAGTATCAGCGTATCAACGGTCTTAATCGTTCCAGCAGCAACGTTATGATTTAAGCCACCACCGTGGCGGTACGTTATTTTTAGCGTAGTGTTTTTAGGAGCGATACCAAGTGTATGTGTTTGGAGAAGCGAATTCGGGTCTATCGTAAATTTGCTAAAAGTTTTTTTGCCGTATAATGGTAAGGCCAGCTCGGCTGGATCGGGAACAATATCGTTATCTAATGAGGTTGCATCGCCGCCACCGAAACGTAATTTCGTTAATTTCGTATTATAGCCATAGGTTGTTGTAAATCTATAAGGAGCGGGAATTATTTCGATGTTATTGGGAACTTGATCAGCGTCTTCGGTGGTATTTGTAATTACCTCGAACACAGTGTCTTGAGTTAGATTGTTGACTTCATAATACTCATTTTCCTCTGTGTCTTTCACACTGATTATATCTGTTATATTCTCAGAAGACAATGTTAGCGTTCTGAATGGCTTGTGAACATTCGGTATTTTAATCGATTCCGTCTTTTCTTCCCCGGACAAGCAGATTCCGCTTCGAGTAACAACATAGCTAGCGGGGTTTCCGGAATCATCTGTCTCTACAAGAACTGCGCTATAAAGATAGTTCCCTAAAGCGTCTTTCTCTGTGAAATCCAAGTCTTCGACTAAAGAAAACGGAATTCCCTTTGCGGAAGCTAACTTGGTGCCTTGGCCCACTTTCGGTAACAAAGCCGGCGATGGCTCATACTCTGTTCCCACAAGTTCCGCGGCAAGCTCAAAATAAAATGTCACCGTACAAACAGCCGGTGCAGCGCCTCGAACCTTAACACCAGCACTCTTAAGGTGCTTTTGTACATTCTTACTCTCAATCGCTGTCGCCCAATTTAACTCATTAAATTGGTGATCTAAATAAAACGCCATTGAATCGCCGACAAACGCGGCCATGTCAAGTAATAGCCCACCCAAGCTGGCTTCGGTAAAATCCCGTATTCGATCAGGAAAGTAAATGCGCGCATGGGTTAACAGTTCGGTCCGAAAAGAATTGAAGTCTTTCGCAAGATAACTTCGCTGTAATTCTTTTTTAAGCTCTTTTTTAATATCTGATGCCATTATCAACTCGCGGTAAATATTATCACTTCAATCACCTTGTCCTTCACATTTAGCTTTGGAACGCTATACGTGATACGGACGCCAACCTTTGCAACACTCTTATTGTCAAAATACTCAGTGATGGGTTCGAATGTTGATGGGATCAAATAGGGCATGTATTTACCAACAGCGTTGCTTATTCTACTTATTGCCTCAGTTTGTCCTTCTTCACTCTGGAGCTCAAATGATAATTCCATTAAATTTGCACCGAAATCAGGAAATCCTAACCGTTCGCCATGATTAGTGAGGATCAAGTTCTTAAAATTATCACCCACTTGATTAGCCATTGAATAATTCATTTTAAGAAATTCAGTCCCATCTGACGATAATGCAACGGGGGTCTTAATTCCAAAAGCTATATTTCTTTTGAACTCTTTCTTTCGAAGCTCACGCTCCTCTGCTTGCTCACCAACAGACTTAAAAGAGTAAACCTGTCTATCACCTAATTTTACCAACGCCATACGACCACCTGAGGTTAATTATCAACTTCAATAAATTCACCTCGCTAGACGAAATTTATTCCGTTTTCTAATAGTGCTAGGATAGCGTCCATGTTAACCATCTTTGCTTCGGCTCCATCAGTTCTATAAACGGGATTAGAGCCATCATTGTCGAAATTATCTCCGTAATCCCTAACTCTTCCTATACCACCGTAAAAATTCAACAGTGGAACGACGTCAATGCCGAGCATCAGATCCGCAGCAGCCAAATCATATTTGCCTGGAGTATAGTTCGTGCCCGAGCCCTCGCCCTGTTGCATTACGTAGGCAGTTACTTCCGTATCAGGCAAGCCAGATTTTTTTGCGGTTTCCGATCCGAACTCTGTTAATTTCGATAGTAGCTTAATATAATTGTCGTCCGGAAGCTCTACCTTGATGATCGCTCTCCTCACGAATTTTTCGACCGCGAGGGTGATGTAGGCAGCCATAATTTTGCTGGGTGCTTCAGGATCTTCTGCACCAGCAGCCATCCCGGCGCGACGGAAAGCGTATGCTATCTCATCGAATAATTGCATCCGCGCGATCGAGGGAGCAACTCTAGCGCCATCGTATGGAATAGGTGGCATAGTGGGCTCGTCAGTGATTCCCGCTGCTTCAATGGCGTCATCAGCAGCACCATACACACCAAGGTCCTCTCCAACTGGAATACCATTAAGAATTGGCTCCAGCGTTTTGAATACAGCGTCAGCCATTGATGCCTGTTGATCAGAAGATTCTTGTAATGCGTTAAATGTCTCAATAGTCTCTTCATCTCCCTCCACGTCTGCATCACTACCGCTTTTTGCTGGAAGCGCAATCTCTGGAGGATCAACATTAAACGCAAGTGGTAATGCCAAAGCTAATGCGCCTCCAATGGCCGCTGCAGCGCCGATCGCTCCCGCTGCAGCGGCTGTTTCCTCGACGGTGGGTTCCTCAAAAGCTTCAAGTAGCGCGTCAGTTTTAGCAGCTAATTCTGCTTCTAAATCTGGTTCGAGCTTGCTCAGAGAAAAAGAGAATCCAGTGGATTCAGACTCAATTCCAGTTCCTATTTTTTCAGCCATGTATTATTCTCCCCAAATTCTTGTCGACGCCAACTGATCGAAATCCTCTGTTCTAGTCTTGTGAATTTTTAGCATTGCCTGTAGTTGTGTCGAGCCGGCTGTAACCTGAGGATTGGGACCCCAGAGAGGACATTGGTTCGACTGAAGTGTTGTACAAAAATCATCCAGAGCATCGTACAGTTGCCCAAATAATTTCTTTAGGTCAGAGAACCTTACCCACGGCTCAGTACCGTCAGGTCCCATGGGGTCTCCACCGTCTCCCATTGCGTATATCGACGATCGTTCCGATTGATCACT